TGCCGCTTCCGGCTCTGCTGCCGCTTCCGGCTCTGCTGCCGCTTCCGGCTCTGCTGCCGCTTCATCATAAGCCTTTTCTAACGCCTGCCTTGTGCTATGGGTAGCCATATCGCACTCCTATTTTAGTTTTTCGTTTACCAACTCTGAGACTATCTTCTTCCTAGTTTTAGATGGGGCTTTGTACTCTCTGTTTTCTCCAGGCATCTTTTCATTGCCTACCTCAATTAGCCCATTGTCCTTGAGGTGATTTCTGTGCTGAGATCGCGATGTGATCATCTGCCCTGTAGCCTGTGAAAAGTAAGGCTGGATATCAGACAAGACTCTAGGAGCGCAGAACTTGCGCGTAGTCCTCTCGCCGCAACAATCCGGCAAGTCATCGTAGTCCTCGAACTTTCTAAATATCTCCTGAACCTTACCGCACTTATGACACTCAACGTCATATAATGGCATTCACTACTCCCAGAATACGGTGCAGTTGATGGTGTTAGCGACGGTCAGCGTCAACCCTGTGCAATTAGCAGGAATCGGGATATATGACCCTGCCGATGGTGTCAACGTGCCAGTGATAGCGTTGCCTGCCGTATCGGTGATGGTCACAGTGCCGGATGCCGTTGTTGCCGTAAGCAGTCCGATGATGCCCTTTGCCTGCGTGATTGATGTGGTTGCGGTGAAGTTGGTGAAATTGCCGCGCTCTGAAACTGGATTGCTCATGTTGTCTCCTATATTGCCATTAGCAGTACGAGTACCGCTTCATCTTCGTCTATTTGCTCCTGCAACATCTTCATGGCGTAGGCTTCAATCTCTAATTCAAGCGATTGTAAGGCGTTTTCAATGCGTTGGAGTTCGTATGCATCAACCCTCGGCCTAATGCGCTTTCTAGCGGCATAGTCAGGCTCTATAGCTACCTTTTGTAGCCTTGTTTCCAAGACCTCACGCTTAACAACTAGCTTCTTGTACTTCTTGCTAGCTGATAACTCGCGCTTTCTCAGGCTTTCCCATAGTTCCAGGTAGAAAGGGGAAACAACATCATCCCAAAAGTGACCTACGTCGTAACCGCCGCCTGCTTGCCCAAGGTTTTTAAGCCATAGCAGCATCTATATCACCTTCGCCAGAACGCCTTGAAAGCCGCCCGCTACAACTGTGCTTGCACCATCAGCGATAGCAGACAAGCGAATGTCAGCGTTCTTTGGAATCACTAGATAAGGCATAAATATATGCTCTCCGCGTGCGCCCGTGTTGGCAGAAATAGTAACCTTGTCCCTGAACACCTTGCCGACCTCACGCACCTCTAAATGAATGTCCACGAATGCCGCAGTCTTTTCCAAGCAGTCGGCATAAAATGATGTTAGAATAAGGTAGTCGGTGTTGGAAATGGTTGTAGATGCCTTTTCTGAATTGTTCAAGCCAGCTACTTGTATGAGGTGAACCTTCGCGGCGGTGTCTGGTACGCCTGCTGTGTCAGTATCTGTTTCATACACATAGATATTGCCAACAGAATCAACAGCGCCACCGTTATAGCTTCTGCTCCCCCTAGCTAAAGGCGGTGTAAGGGCGACCTGAGTTTGACCTTTAAGCGTCACATCCTGCGTAACGAAGGTGAATACGCCACCGCTTACAGTGTGGCCTTCAACCGTCAATACATAGGTGTCGGATGCGCTGGATGAACTCACTGTGTTGATTAGGTTGCTGGCGACATAAGTCTCATTCAGCACCCCAGCAGGAAGCGTCATAATAGTTGCTTGGCTTGTGCCAACCAATGAATTGCGCCCGAACTTCAATAGGTCTTTGTTCTTGCTGTAAACGCTCACTGTGTCGCCATAGTCAGCTAGAATGTTGTTTATGGCATGCTGCATCCAGTAGTCATTGACCGGTAACGGGCTGGCAACACTAACGTCTGTCGCGCTACCATCGACCCCGTGCTGAATCTTTACCCTCTGATGCTTAACTCCGCCAATGTCATCAGTGGCAATAATATCGCCGCCGGATGAGTTTTTGTTAAGTTGAGTATTGTCAGGCATTAGCTAGACACAGCCCCGATAATACGCCCTGTCTCGTCGCGCTCAACAGAAATGGCTTTAGGCTGACGCATTTGCTCCATCATGGCGTTAATCATCATCATGGGGTCGGGCTTATCTTCCATATCGTCGCCTTCTTCCATGTCGCCTTCCATATCATTCTGCTTGCTCATCTGTGCAATCAGTACCTTGGTGGCGTTCTCCAGTTCAGTTTTCCAGCGATCAAACTCTAGCCTTGCAGCCTCACGCTGAGCCTCATGCTGCATCTTAATCTGCTCCAACTGAGCCTTGTTAGCCTCGGCCTGCTGAGATACTTGAGCCTTGCCCATCTCAACCTGACCATCAGCCTGCACCTTCATCTGCTCAATCTGCGACTTGGCTTGAATGTCGGCACTAGCCTGTACTTGCTGCAACTGCTGTTGATGCTGTGCCTGCATTTGCTCCATCTGCTGCTGCATCTGCATCATCTGAGCCTGTCCGCCGTCGCCCTGCTGCTGTGCGTTCTTTGCCTGCTCCATAGCTTCATCAAACGCACCCTCGATCGTTCGGCCAACCTTGAAACCCCTAACGCCGAACATCAGCATCTCGCCAAGCAACGGGATCATTGCCGGAGCCTGCGCCCCAACCTCTGCCGATTGCTTCAGGAATGAGCCGGCTGCCGTAAGGAACTCCATGCGCGACTGCTTCTCTTTCTCCTGATCCATCGCAACCAGCGTATCAACGTCAATCTCGATGCGGAAGTTACGCATAGGCTCATCAGCGATAAGCTGTAACGCTGCCATGATAGCCTCAGGGCTTTCCGTCTGGTCAACGCCGGACATGGATACCAAAGTCTCGGGCTGGTACTTGGTGCAAATAATCTCTGCCTTGATGCGTAGCAGGTCTTGAGCGAAACGCCCTACATCAGCCTGCATCTCTTTCAATCGTAGCGAGGCATAGTTGGTCTTAATCTGCTGTGCCGTTGCTGTCTCGTTTGCGTTGGTAGCACCACGAATAACGTCGCTGATACCTGTTATCTCGTAAATCGTCTGCTTGACCTGCTCACGCATTGCGGTCAACTGAGTGACTACAGTGATAACCTCGCCCAATGGCATGAAGTCAACAGCACCCTTAAGCCCACCCTTCTCGCCAAACGCAGCCCATGAATCAACAGGGATAAGCTGATTCTCAATGCCTTCATCCAACATGCGCTTCAAGCCTGTCTGCGTGGAGTCGTAAACACCTATAACCTTCAACGCTTTCATCAGGTTATTGATGCGTGATGTTAGCTCGTTAAGCTCACGGTCTTGGTCTTGATACAGGATGTAATCAGCAACCGGAGTCATGCAGTCAGTCGTGATGGTGGCATACAAAGGTTTAGGGCAAGGGAAAAAGCATTCCAACTCTAGCGGATCGTCACGCCTGTCCAGGAACTTAGGATAGCCCTTGCTTACCCAATACACCTTTTTACTGGTCTTGCACCATATCTCCCATACTTCGGCGCGTTTGTTCTGCGTGGAAACCAGCTCTTTGTCCTCAACGCCCTTCTGAGCGACAAGCAGCGGCACATCGGCAAACTCAGGACCAAACCTCTCGATGCCCTTGTCTCTCGACATATACACGCGCCGAGCAACCCACTCAACTTCTTCCCAAGTCCGAGCCGGAGAACAGAGAAAGTCTTTCCAGTAGACATAATCACAAGGGGATGATTCATTGGAAACAGTGGGGTAATTCTCATCCTCAACGTCCTCGCTGATCATCGCTTCGCCATCTGCCTGAGTCTCGTCCAACTCCATGCCGTCGGCTTCCATTACATCAGCGTGGAAGCGTACCCATGCCGTGCCGCGACCAGGCAACAGCCTGTCTAACACCGCAGACCTCATCGCTGTGTCATAGTCGCTGTTCTGCTCTACCTCAAACTCAAGACATCGCTCGATAATTAAAGATGCTACCCTTGCAACAGGGTCGCGGTCTTTGAATCTACGGCTTACGTCAGGCTTCGGAAGATTCCCATATAGTGCGGACTTGAGCGTGTTGACATTGCTCCACAGGATATTAAAGCGCGTTTCATCGCGAGCACCATCCCTGTCATCACGATACCGCTTGACAATCTTGGTTCCCTTCTCACGGAAAGAGGCTTCCTCCTTCGTGGCACGCTCAATCTCTTTTGTCCAATGAGCAACGGTTAAATTCTTTGACTTGCTTTCGGTTGACTGGTCCATAATTCGTCTAGTGTTTGCTCCTCAAAGAATTTTGCCTTATCGGCTTCCGGCTCATCAGGTAGTTTCTCGGCTACAATCTGGCAGCCATAGCTGAATGCATCAGATGGGTGACTTGCCCAATTATGCTTCGGGTCGCGACTGAATACGCCAGAATCATCATTGTATTCATATTCCCATGCCCTAAGACCGTCTAATCCAGCCTCGCACTCATGCTCATGGAATGCGCAGCGCTTGATAACGTCACGCGCTGCCTCAATCCGATCCTGCTTGCTTGTCTGAGGCACGATGCCAATCTTGTCGCCACCGAACCCCTTTATAAATTTCTCTTGCGTGGTGTGCCTGCTTTGGAATGTCTTGGCCCTTGCGTCATGCGGTAGCCATATCCTGCCTAGCTTACAGTCCAGTGTGCCAAGAACGCTCTGAATGCGTGGTATCCAATCGTCAGCATCTAGCCCTGTGTCATGGTCGTACTTGAGGATATTGAAACCACCAAGCAAAGGCTGCCAGAACCACCAGCTAGCCGTATCCCTAAAGCCAATGTCGCTCGATACAAAGATTGGCGAGCCTTTAACGTCCGGCACAATCTCATCAGATATGCGACCATCCCTTGCAGCCTTGTTTACATGCTTGGCTAGGATAGCGCCCTGTGACTGACCGTACTCGCCACCCCATACATGGTCAGCCTTGTCCTCGTCATTGAGGTAATCAGCGAGCATATCATCATAAAGCTCTGTATCACGAAACCAAGGGTTATCCTGCCAGCCTATCCGAACCGATATGGCATTATCCGGCGGACTATCGCGAAAGAACCTGTCTACAGCGTCAGTCTTGTATCTAGGGTTCCAACTAAACCACATCTCAGAGCCTGGCTTGCGAATCGTAGGCCGTAGCAAATCAAGTGAGTGCTGCGAGAATGTCTGCGCCTCTTCCACCCATGCAAGGTCATAACCTTCAAGTGACTTGATGTTGTCCGCATTGTAAGTCTGCATACCTTTGAAGATGATAACTGAGCCATTGTGACCTCTTATCTCATCCTGCATGATGGTGAACATGCTCTCAACGCCAAGTGATCGTATCTTGTCCTCAATGAGTAGTTTTACTGAATCCTTGATCGAGTTCTGCACTTCGCGAATACAGACGATGCGCGTCTTTTCAGTTAGGCACCGTACAACACATTGCTCAGCATAGAAATGTGACTTAGCACCACCTCGCCCACCGTAAGCCCCTTTGTAGCGGCTAGCCTGCAATAGCGGCTTTAGCTTCCTAGGTACTTGTATCCGTAGGGTCGATGATTTCATGTACTACCTTGCTTATAATTGGGCTGTCGGGATCGCCTGATATCTGCGTCGGCAGAATCTTGCCTACAAGCGTCAGGAATGCGTTAGGGTTTGCTTGGGATTGCTCCCATAGGTAATCAACTCCACCAGCCCTATCAAGCGCCTTGAGTACCATCGCCTTAACATCAGCAGTCAGCTTGTTTGGCGTTCCCTTCTGCCTTCCGCCAACCTTTGGCTGTCCCTTTGGCCTAGCCATACTAAATCAACCTACTTTAGTTTTGAGCCAAATATGAAAACAACACGCCGAAACCTATGCCGATAATGAACGCTGCCTGCATCTTGTCTTCCATCACGAAATGTTAGGGTCTACTGGCCCTGGAGTAGCAAGCGCTACCAGAATCTCTGCTGCTTGGTTAGCTGCTGTCTCTGCTGCTGTAGTCCTGCACCAACATGATTTGCCTGCATATCCTGCCCCGCCAACTGTATAGTGCCGGTCATAAGTGCTGCCGCTTACTTCGCTCTTGGTAATTCGTGCGACATTGATCGCGCCGAGTGCTGTTTGAATAGCTGGTGTAGTTGCCATATCAACTCCTTGTAAAAAGTCCCGCCTCCGCAGTCCTGTATGCTAACTAGCAGAGTGTGTTTTTGGCTGGGGTCGGGAAACGAAAAAAGCCACCTTTCGGCAGCTCCGGTAAAATGTAGAGTCAGTTGTTCAAGCGCAATTCTAAAGATTTCCGGCGGATTTGTCAAACATTACGTTCGACATGCTGCAAAGCACTTTCCAACGCTTCCGCCAGTTCACCTTGTATTTTATCCCGCCACTCTCTCTCTGTTCGGTCTGCCTTACCCGACAGGGCGACCAATAGCGACGGCTTAACACGTCTTGATTGCCGCCACGAATGCGCCACAAGTTGAAAGTATGGGTATGGGTATCGCTGGCCTATCCGATCTCTCACCGCCTCAATAGCCCTGAGTCGCGCCTCATTGTCGAAACTGTAGGCTATCTCCAGCATCGGCCAATCAATGCCTGGTATATGCTGCGCATCGTGTAATACCCTGCTTGCCTCAACCTCATAATCGTCACCGTCGAAATCAGCCAGTGCATGATGCGGTTCGTTATGGATCATCGGCTCAACGTCTGGAGTGTGCAGCATGCGGAAACACGGAGGGTCAGGGTAGTGTGATCGTGATATGTGCTTGAATGCCCATGACAAGGCAGAGTCAGCGCACCCGAATATATCAATCAGCCATGATAGACCTCTATTCATCGTATATACTCCTCTACCTCTTCGCCGATAACCTCAAATATGCAATGCCTGTTTTTTATGCAAGTTGGGGGCTAACTTACATTGCACTTAGGGCGTATAATATATGTTATCTGCCTAGTGCCTCTAGCGGCCTATCGGCTTTGATATACAGAGGGTGTCTTGGCTTGCCGTATTTCGTAGTCCCGAGGCACATCAAGTCATGTGCTGCCAGCAAAGCCATTACCAGCTCATCACGTTGCATGTGTCCTCCGTGCGCTCCCCAAGCTCCCACTATCACCCCTGCACCACGCGCCAAATCCATAAGCCACATATCATTGTCTAGCCCTATCGGTTCATCATGCGCCAGCATTGCTTTCGGGTCTGTTGCGCGTAGTGCGAACAGGTTTGCCATGTATACAGCGCCGTACCCCCAATCCGCCGCAAAACGCTTGCAGCGCCTTATTGTTGGGTCGTCCTCCCGTTCGTCTGCTGTGGACGGGTTCAGACCAATAAATAACGCATAGGGCGCGTTCTGCTCCCACCTGCGCCAGAGCGCATAGCGGTAGTTTCTGTCTGGAGAAAAAGCCGCCCCAACATCGGCAGATAACAAATCGTTCAAAATCGACCTCCTTTCAGTCGGCGCTTTAACTCAGCCGTTAGCTGCCAACTTCTTCATGACTTTCAAGTGTTGATTTAATCCCGTCATTATCTATTTGGTTAAACCGAATAAATGGAAATATATATTTTAAGAAATCCCCCTCAAACCAATAATATTTCCCGTTCAGTCTTACGCGTATATCTATCATGTGGCTTTGCGGGGCAATGTCTTTTAAGAGCTGGTTACTACCAAAGTTATCATCGCAGCTAACAATGCTATCAATCGGATTGCTCATTCGTCGTTCCTCCTCATTCTCAACCGCTTATAGCGGGGTTAGGTTGCGTTGTATTGTTCAAACCCACCCTCGATCTCGGATCTCGCGCTTTATCTTGCGCAGTGCTGACTCTCCACCTTTGATGGTGAATCGGACTTTCTCCGTAAACCAGCCCTTATCAACTTCCATCTCAAGCTCAAGACCTAGCACATAGCAGCGATTCCGAAGGATGTTCGGAAACTTTGCCCAACGAGGTCCTTCTGCAACACTTCTCAAAGTACCAATTCGTTCTTCCATAACCTTACCCGCAGACGGTGCGCCAGCGGGGCTTTTTGCATCTTCAGTGTGTTCCATGTTTAGTTCTCCGTTTCTGGTGCAGCAGGCGCACCGCTGGTTAATTTCGCGTTATAACGCTAATCCCAATACCCACGGGTGCATGGTTTCCCCCCGTTCAGCGCAATCTGCACGTCTGCAAGAGCCTGCGCATATCCCCCGGCGTATCCCTCGCCACTTAGCCCACGCGCGAACTTTCCGCCACTTTTGGCTGACGACTCGATCTCCTTTTGAACATTCGTCTGTGCCCTGTCTAATGCTCTCTTTATTCCCGTTGCCATAATCCCTCCTCGCTTGATAAATCTTGATCTGAATAATGCGACCCATAGCCTGCAATCCACTCCAGAGCCATGACGAATTGCACCGTGCCGCCGTACTTGCAATACCGGCGCACCGTCCGATCGCTGATCTGCATCCGGCGTGCTACTTCGCGTTGAGAGATTCCGGCCCTCGCAATGAGGGCGAGGATGTGGTTAGTGGTGGTGTCGATGATCATGCCGTCGGTTTCCTATTCCCAGCAGCCCGTGCAGCTCCAGCAGTCCGTGCAGCGCGAGCAGCGCGAGCAGTCCGTGCAGTTCGTGCAGTTCGTGCAGTTCGTGCATTCCGTGCAGCCTGTGCATTCCGTGCATTCCGTGCATTCCGTGCATTCCGTGCATTCCGTGCATTCCGTGCAGCTCCAGCAGCCCAGGCATTCCGTGCAGAGCGTGCAGTTCCAGCAGCCTAAGTTGTTTTTGTTCTGTTCGACGTAATCAGGACGCTTAACCGCGAACGTTTTGCTTACACCGTTGACGCGCTTGTCAGCACGTTCCCGGAATGCTTTAAAGCTCTCAAATATCTTTGTTTCAGCCGTCATCATATCAATCTCCCTTTTGGTGTTTTGCGGCTCGGCTATCTGCCTGCCATATGGTGAGTGTAGGGCATAGCGTCCTACGTGTCAAGCATTATTTGCATTATTTATCGCGTCCCCCATCAACCTTATGGCTGTTCCATTCTGCACCATCTTTGTGCTGAACTTGAACACTCGCCATCCGAGCAGAGCTGCTTCATTGTATTTCTCGTAATCCTTCTCAATGCTTGAGCCTCTGTTGTGCCTGCCCTGAATCCAGGTGCCGCCTTCGATCTCGCAAGCAATCATCATGTCCGGCCATGCGAAATCGAAGCGCCAGCGCCTATCGGGATGAAACTTATGCTCCCTGACCGGCTTCGGCAATTGGTCAATTCGACAATGCAGCGCAAATGTTTCTTCGCCTTCGCTCATGCGGACTTCTGATGATCGTGTTCAGTGTTCACAGTACCGGTTCCTTACCGCACATTGAGCACATTATCTTTGTGGCCGATATGATGTAGTGATAGTTGCCGCAATCGCACTGAAAATGCTCCTCCGGCTCTACTAACCCTTGCATCACGCCTTGAGCGCACCCGCATTCAGGGCAATCAAACACTCGTGTTCCGACTGGAGCAACACCGACCCACTCATGTTTGCAGCCAAGGCATACCATCGGGCCTGCCAAATGAGGGCGCATTGCTGATAGGTCTATTACGTTATCATTCACTTCTCACACTCCAGACAGGCGTTATGGTACTCGTGGCTGGACTCGAACCAACATCGCGCCCTAATCTGGGGCATTTTACAGGGTATAAATCTGCCGCTCTACCATTGAGCTACACGAGCTTTAATCATCGTCCATTATATCACATGCGCGGCAAACTTCATCTTTTGAAATCCCGCCACCTAGCCAGAACCCCTTAGCCCACGCCAGCGCGTCCTTGTAATCCTTGAACGTGCCGCACTTTTTGCAGGTTCCAGCCATCATGTAATTGTGATGGTTAGCCATCTTGCATATCCAACATATCTGCCGATATTAAATCAGCCATCGTAATTAAATTTATTTCTATCCCCATAGCATTCGCCATTGCTCTCAGTTGTTTGCCTCTAGCCGCACAAGGAGCTATTATAATTGCTTTGTTATCAGCGCATTCTTGCAGCATTCTCATTGTTCTTCCTTCGCGTCTTCCATAAAAAACACCAACCTTCATTGCGTCACCCATTGCCCTTGCAGCCAGATTGCCAGCTTAGCATACCTGAAACTAGTCGGCCTATTGAGCCTTGCGCCATTGTCATTGCCTTTCACCGATAATATCTGAAAGTAGTAGAGTTAGCTGGACGCAAAAGTCCCCGCCGTATTCGTCCCTGCCGATTGCATCAAACTTTGTTTCAGCCTCGAAGTAAGTTTTAGCTTCTACCTTCCGTACATCCACCACACAGCCGTTTGTTAGATGCTCTCCAATCGATATTACACCGATATATGTATTTTCTTTTTTCATCACTTAACAACCCCCTTTATAGTTATGATTCCCTTTTCAATCAGCCTCCGCCATGTGCGAACCATTGCGCGGCGAAAGTACCAATCCTTGTGCTGCTGAAACTCGCACCAATCATCATCAGACCATAAACCAGCCTTGCGTGAATCGGCAGCATCATGGCATGACGCGCAGGCGTAGCAGGCAGATATATCGTCTGACTTCTTCCCCATTCCGTGCGATTCGTCGGGCAAATGCGCGAGGACGGTTGTCTCAGGCTGGCCGCAGCATATTCCGACGATCTGCAAAGTGCATTGCTCGCCCCTGGCGCTGTCGCGGATCTTCTGGCTAATCATAAATCGTCAAACTCCGGCAGCAGCCTTTCCGTGTACCGCGTATCCTCATGATGCAGC